ATATGTAATAATGTATCCAAGTGATACTAATAGTAGTTAAGTAACAAGTAATCCAGTAATCCAGTAATCCAGTAATCCAGTAATCCAGTAATCCAGTAATCCAGTAATCCAGTAATCCAGTAGCTGGTTGTCCAAATACTATATATATTAAAAAAAATTGAAGATTTTTTTTATTGCTGATTTTAACATGCTATTTCAAAGCGAAAATCACTTGTGATATCCCCGAATCTTGAATCCCGAATCCTGAATCCCGAATCCCGAATCCTGAATCCTGAATCATCTAAGATGCCTGTTCAGAGCAAGATGACTTATGCTGAGGCATGTAAGAAGATGTGGGTTCAGCCCCTAATTAATATCAAGGCAGACCAGGAGAAATACCTCACTAAAAAAGTAAATGGTAAGCTTGACGAGCTTACTCTCAACATTAATGATGCCGAGATAGTAAACGCTAAAAAAACTCAGTGGAAAGACAGAGACCGCAAAAAAAAGGAAGACGGCACAATGAGTTTTTTTGCCCAATACATGGAGGACGTTCGTATTGTCCTCATGAATGAAGTGTCGGGTGATTCATTCATCGCACAGCTGCTCTTTGGAGGTGGCACGTATAATAGGGAAGTCGCATCAATCCTATCCAAATATGTTATCGTCCCAGGCATGAAGACCGCAAAAGGCGAACCTGTGACGCTGTTCAGCCCAGAGTGGGTATGGATAGTAGCCCAGCTCTTCTTTGAGCAGTATTGTCTCCAAAATGGCACGACCATGAAGAACTCGTCTCCTGAGCAAAAGGAAATGCTCAAGATCATATACAAACTTCTTTCCAAGAAGGTAGTAGAAGAAAAACTTCAGGATAGCCACATTGCTGTTTACATCGACTACAATATAATTCAGAAGAAGGAAGCTTCAGACGTACAGCTTATGATTAGCCAGAGTATGTATGGCAATAAGGATAATACTTTTGCAGTAGTGTCCACTAGCGCAGGAGATTCTTATTCCTTAGACGTTATGAATAGAGAGATTCTGGAGAACTCTGGCGGCATCTCTTACACCAATGAAAAAGGTCAAAAGATGATTGCGGCCTTGTTGTACAAGCGCAATTCAGAGCGTATGTCGAAAGCAGTTGACGATGCTCTCCGCAAACAGGCTGAGGAGGCCGAAGAAGCTACGAAAGCTGAGGAAGCTGAGGAAGCTGAGGAAGCTGAGAAAGATGTTCCCTGTGTACAGTCTGAAAAAAAGCGTCGTACTGAAGCCCCTTTCAGCACGAAGCTCCCTATCATTGGTAGTGATGGCAAACAGCTCGAATTCCCTTTCCCTCATTTTGTGACCCATAAGACTCAGTTTATCATCACAGAAGAAGAAAGAGAATCCAGTGTAAAAGGTTATGGTGGTACTACTCGTGGAAGGAATGGTACTCGTAGCATTTTTGGTGCTTTTAAGGGTGGCAACAATCGTGAACAAGAAAGAGCAGAAGACAATACTATAAACGCTGATATGCTTAAGGCATTTGATGGCATCACAATCACTACATGCGCCCGAGGCGATGATATTTGCAAGATGCCGTTGATCACAATGAAAATCCCTGACAAACCGTCAATTACATTGCAGCCTGGTAATCTTCAAGTCAACGTGGTGTTATACTGCAACCGCCAACCTGCCGAATGGCGTGATGTGAAGCTTAAGACCGATGAAGATTTTAAACGCGAAGAAGAAGCTAACACCTTTTACTTAGTCGATGAGATCTTGGATAACATGCTCAATGCAAGGCTTCACTTTTTCAAAGAGATCGTGCGTGCAAAGCTTTTTGACGCTCACAATACCACAGTTCTCAACAAAGCAAGCTTCAACCATTTAAATACCCAAAGTCTCACCAAAGATGACAAACTTCTTCTGAAGAACTCAGCAAGCGAGCTTATCAAGAACAGATTCAATCCGTTCGAGAGTGTTATGCCAGCCTTTGATAATGGCGACTTTGACATTGAAAAAATCTGCCAAGGATACGACGGAGCCAAAATATCAGACCCAGTTACTATTCCAACCCAGGAGTCTGAGCCTGTCCCGATAGAGTCTAAGCCTGTCCCGATAGAGTCTGAGCCTGTCCCGATAGAGTCTGAGCCTGTCCCGATAGAGTCTAAGCCTGTCCCGATAGAGTCTGAGCCTGTCCCGATAGAGTCTAAGCCTGTCCCAATAGAGTCTGAGCCTGTCCCGATAGAGTCAGAGCCTGTCCCGATCAAAAAAGCAGATCTTATGAACTTCGTAACATGGGACAATAAAGAAACTATTCCTCAAGTTCTCTCAGTTAGTCTCGGTGATAAACCATTGTGCTGCTCGGCTCCAAAGATCTATTTAAAAGTTACGCAGCATGATGGCAAAGACGACGAGAAGGGAGAATTTATTGATAAAGAGAACATCCAAGTGTTTGACAATGATACCTATCGCGAAGTTGTATTCATGGTGGACATAGAGCTACTTACCAGGATCGAGGTCAAAGCGACTCATGAACTTAAGGATATAACACCGGTTTACATTACTGAAGCGGGAGAAGAACAACCCGAAGATGAAATTAGCTTGAAAGACAATGAAACATTTGAACTACCGTTTCCTCTCCAGAAAGAAGCTGGTAGTGAGCCAGACTCATGGATGATCTGTTGGGGATCTGAGATCCTGATCAAGATGACGTTTATCTTGAAGTAGAACACATCAATTCGCATACAAGTTTATACATATATACATGCATGCGACATGCGACATACAACATACGCACGACATACAACATACGCACGATACACGAAACAGCATACACGCGACACACGATACAGCATACGCACGACATACAGCATACACGCGACATACAATACATATACATATACATATACATATACATATACATATACATATACATATACATATACATATACATATGTATCATTGATTTTTTTTATTTTCTTATTTTACTATTTTATTATTTTATTTAATAATATAGAGTAATAAATTATGTTCAAAGATATTTCACAGATTAATAACAATCAATAATAGTAGCAATACTGATTGTTCTAATCATAAGTATTATTTTATCACATGCTAATATTATAACTAGTAAATTTTTTAAGTTATGGTTTAAAAAGTTTCTTTTATCTGCAATATTATCAGATATTTCATTAATATTAATATTTATTATTATAACTAGAGCAATATATTATTATATATTTGATAAGTTTTCTATAATTTATTTTATAATAGTAATATTAATAATACAAATAATTTATTATATATTGTTCTATATATTCATTAGTATAATTCCATACGGTGTGAACCAAATGATAGATATTTTTAAAGATTATGCAAATGAAACATCATATTACGCAATTATAGTAGATAATATTATGATTATAGCTATTGGATTAATTGCTTCATATCTTGCAAACTTAAATGCTAATACTAATATTATTATATTAGTTATATTAATATATTTATTACAATTTATTCTATATACATAGTAAATATAACTAATATTATTTTATAAATTTATAAAGAAATATCAAGTTTAGTGTTACTAGTAGCAACCCATTCTTTATTTATTGTATAATAACTATCAGAAAATTGTTTTCCAATTTGATATAATCCAACATTAATATTATTTCTTAATTTTTCAAAATCATCATAAATTGTATTTATATTTTTAGTTTGAATACTTCTAATTATATCACCTCCAATATTATCTAATGTTTTACTAACTTGATATAGATTTAATGAATTAGATAATATACTTTATTCTAAATTTTTATCACTTTTTATATATTAAGTATTTTAACAAAAAAGTTATCAGCTACGAATACATATATTGTTAAAAAACATTTAAATTATAAATAAAAATTGCATTTAGATTAAATGACAATTTTTATTTATACTCTTACATACATACACATATTTTATTATTTTTTACATTTACTATTTTTGAATAATTAGGATGATTTATAGGAATATTTTTAATAAAATTAGGACTAGTACTAAGTATATATTTTACTAATTCTTTATGTTTAGAGTAATCTAGAATAATTTTATTTAATAGTATATTTATATAATCAGGATGATTTTTAATTAGATAATCAATTATGTAATAGTTGATATTATCATCTACCTTAATACTATTAATTACTATTTCTAGAAAATCAGGATGATCTATATGAATATTTTTAATAAATTCGGGACTAACGCTAAGTATGCATATTACTAAATATTTATATTGTAGGTGATTTTGTTTATTTGTATTTAATAGTGTATTTATATAACTATAATGATTTTTTACTAGATAATCAACTATTTCATAATTGTATTTTCCGGAAACATAAACAGTATTAATTACTATTTCTGAAAAATCAGGATGATCTATAGGAATATTTTTAATTAATTTGGGATTAACGCGAAGAAAACATTTTACTATATCTTTATATTTTGGGTGATTTTGCTGAATTGTATTTAATAGTGTATTTATATAATCATAATCATAATTAACTATATAATTAATTATATCACAATTCGTATATCCGTCTACGTTCATACTATTAATTATTATTTCTGAAAAATCTTTATGATTTTTTGGAATATCTTTAATAAAATGTGGTTTTCTCCAAAGTATACATTTTACTTTATCTTTATATTTTGGGTGATCTAGCTGAATTGTATTTAATATTTTATTATAAATTATTTCTATTTCTTTATCAGAAATAAAATATGTATGACATAATATATCAGGATTTTTTTCAAATGCCGTATAAATAATTTCCATATAATTAGGAAAATCATAATTAATATAATTAGTTAATTTTGGGTATTTAATGATTATTAATATTACAATATATTCATAAAATTTAAGATTTTTATAATTTTTATGATCTTTTTCATATTTAGATAATAGATTTTCATATTTTATTATATATTCTTCGCATATTTGAATATTATAATTTGATATAATATTTGTATTATATATTAATAAATTAAAATAATCATATTCTATTAATTCAAATATACCTATTTTTTCAAAACTTTCTAAATATGCATGACCAGTTTCTATATTTATAGTATATAATTTATACTCATTTATATATATATCAATTATACCATCTTTATCAGTTATATCAATTTTAGTAATATCTGTATTATAATTATTTATTTCTCCTAAATATTTCTTTAATTCTTCTTCAGTTTTAAAATTTAAAATTATACATAACATATTATAAACATTATTCATAGTAGAATCCATTTCATATGTATACAAAGGATATAACAAAGATTTTGTTTTATCATTATTACGATAATAAATGTTATTATGACCTGAAAATAAGTGATCTATTTTCTTATTATATTCGTTACTTTCATAAAATGATGTTATATTATTTAGATTTTTATTAATATCATTAAATATATCACGTAATAATTTTAATGTTTCAGTCTCAGTTTCAATATTTTCTTCTGGTAATTTTATTTCAAATTGTGTTTGATCCCAAAATAATATTTTTATAAATTCTAAAATACTATTTTCTACACAATTAGTATAACTATATTTTTCAGTTTTAATTACAAAACCACCTAAATGAAGAATAGAATGTTTAATATAATTTGAATAAAACATTTTTTTATTTATTGATAACTCATTATCACTTTTATTGATTAATAAATATAAATATTCACTCTCAATTCCAATAAGATTACATATAAAATTATTCTTATTTATAGGATATAAATTACTAAATAATGGATATGATATTAATGGTTTATTTATACGATAATAAATGAATAATGCATAGAATATATAACTAAATTTAGGTGATATATCTATCTCATTATCTACATATAAATTAAATAATAATAATTGTTTGATATCTTTAATATCATCTTCTAAATGTTCTTTTAATGATTTTAAATCAGAATCTAAATTTTTTTTTCCTATTGTATTTTTTACATCTTCTTTTAATATTACGTTAGTTTTTCCTTTTTGTAAATTTACATTACTATCTGTAATATATTTAAATAATAAAGTTGTATCTGATATATTAATATAAGTTTGTATAGCATTTTTATAATCATTATCTTCTAATTTTTGTTTATAGCAATCATAAATATTTTTAAAATTGTTTTTTAAGTTTGATGCAGGAGATATAAAAAAATTTATAATATTAATAGTAATATAATCTTCTAAATTATATTCATCATTATTAAATAATATTTTTATATATTTAAAAACATTTTTTTTTTCTTCTATATTTGTAGACATAATATCCAAATTTTTATAATCTATTTTTGATTGTATATCATATATTAATTTTAATAATTCTAAAAATTTATTACAATAACTATATTTTAATAATATATTGTAATTATAAGTAATATCTAATATTCTATTTGTTTCACTATGTAAATTAAAAATATTTGTAAAAACTTTTTTTGCATTATTTTTCAAGAAAATTTCATTTTCTTGTAATTTAAAAAGATTTTGATCTATATCTTCGCTCTTTAGTTTTATCTGTATTTTATATTTTTCTTTTTTATTAATATTAATATACTTATAATTAGTTTGTTTAGTATCAATAATTATATTTATATGTTTTTGATATAGTTCATCTAAAATTTTATATTTTGATAATAAACATAAATGAAAAGGAATTTTTATTTCATCTGAAATAGTAATTTGTTCATCTGCTAATTTATAAATATTATTATCATTAATTATATTTTTTTCATTATAAACTGTTTTATCAAATTTTGAATCTAGTTTTACAAGTTCAAATCTTTTATTAAGTGAATAATCTTTAAATGAATCATTAACAATTAATGAATAATTATCATTATAATAATTAAATTTATCATTATCAAAAGGAAAATAATCTTTTATTTTATTTTCATCATCAAGTTCAACAAAAGGTAATTTTCCACCATGGTGATTTTTTAATTTTAAATATTTTTGTTTATATTTAATGTATTTATTATGATAATCCATTTATTTTATATATATATATATATATAATAAATTTTTAGCAGAATAGGTTCTAAAATAAAATAATAGAATAACTTTATTATACCTAGTAATAAAAGCTATTCAATAGAAGTACCAATTTTTAAAGATAAATAATCCCATTCTTTATTTATTGTATAATAACTATCAGAAAATTGTTTTCCAATTTGATATAATCCAATATTAATATTATTTCTTAATTTTTCAAAATCATCATAAATTGTATTTATATTTTTAGTTTGAATACTTCTAATTATATCTCCTCCAATATTATCTAATGTTTTACTAACTTGATACAAATTTAATGCTTTTTCATATTTTTTTTCTTTTCTTTGTAATTCTTTTTTCCAATGTTCTTCAGTTATATAATTCATAATATAACTAATACGTAAATTACGTTTTTCTTTATCATATCTTTGTTGAAAATTATTAGGATGATGATATAATATGTGAAATATTTTACGACTTATGTTTAATATTTTTTCACATAATATATCATCATATTCTGATTTATTTCTTTTTGTTAATAATAATATTTCTATTTGATTATTATTTGGCATTCCTATATCATCATCATTACAAATATGTTCTGGTTCTCTAGGAATCTCTCCATTAGCACTCATATTTCTTAACATTTCATAATAATGAGGATTATGAATACGAGATGTTTCTATTTGACCAGTTACCCAACTAAATGCAGTATGACATAATACACACCACATTTGATTACATCCGTCAATTTTAAATATTAAAGCTGCACATTTAGGACATGGCTTACTATCTTTAGAAATTAATTTAGCACTTTCTATATTTTCTTCTTTGCATACATGTATATTTTCTGGATCATTTTCTTGATCTAGATCTATATCTTGATTTTTATTTAATATTTCGAGACATTTTTTACATGTTGTTGTATCGCACAACCCACATTTCCATTGTTCAGATAAAAATCCTCTACAATCTTCAACGCCGCATTTTCTTATAAATACTTTTTTTTGTACATTAATAGTTTTACCACAAATAATACTTTCATTCAGATCAATTTCATCGTTTAATTGTTGTTTTTTTGTATTAAATTCTATTACATATTCACTTAATGTTTTTAGTAATTTTTGTTTATTATTCATAGCTTCAACAATAATTTGTGTAGCTGGTAATAATGCTTTTTCTTTATCTAATAATAGTTTTTGTCGATAATCTCTATAATCATTATTTATAAATGTTTTAGTAAAATTATTACATAAAAATTCTCTATTCCATACATTTTTACAATTCATACAATTTGGTTCATTAATATTAATTAATAAGAATTGTGTAATACATTCTCTACATGCTACATAATTACAATATAAACATTTTATATCTTTTTTATTTGAAACATTTATTTTTTCACAACATATACCACATATTTCTTTTTCTTTTTTTTTAGACATCTTCTATTTATTATATTATGTTTTATTGTTTTAAATTAATATATTGCAAATTCAATTTTTTTATTTAAATAATATATTACTTATATATAAATGAGTAATAAAATATATAAATTGAAATATAAAATATTAATGAAACAAATTAAAATGAATCACACAGCAAGAATTACAACGCCACAAAGACAACGAGAAAAAAAGGAAACTCTAGAACCAGAGCTAACATCACTAGAAGAAGGATATAATATATTAATAATGTTATCATCATATCTTCTTATTTGTCCAACACCGCGTATTGAAAGACAATATGATAATGCTATAATAAATTTATTAAAAATAAAAAAAAATGAAGATAATAATGATTTATTACTTAATATATATAGAAGTGGAATAAAGCTAATATTATATTATATATTTTCTCAAGTAGATGAAAATTTAGATAAAATAGATAATAAAGAACATGTTAAATTAATATTAAAATTTAATAAATTAAATAATAAGAATATATGTTCTTTATTAAAAGATTATTTTTATAAAATAATAATAGTAGGAGAAGAATATTTAAAAAAATCAAAATCTTTAAAAATTTAAAAAATTATATAATTATAATAAAGAAAAAATATTTAAAGTTAATTTAATTATTTTTATAATAATGACTTGTGCAGAAATAACAATAATACATGACGCAGAAACGTTTAAAGAGATTATAAACAGCGACAAATATAACCTTTTTATGTTCAGTGCGCCATGGTGTGGTCCATGTAAGAAAGTTTTTCCATTATTTGAGGAGTTATCATTATCTTATTCAACAGTTGGATTTTATAAAGTTGACATTGAAGATTGCGATACAGAAATTGAAAAAAATGTATCAGTAAAAGTTCTTCCTACATTTATACTTTACAAATCGGGAAGTGTTGTAAGACAAGTTGAAGGTGCAAACATGGATAATATAACCACACTTCTTGAATCTATTACTCAATAATAACATGGATACAATTTATTTGATTATTTGATAAAAGAACCATATTTATGATTGTAGCAAAAAAATTGAATATTTTTTTTCTTGCTATTTCTATTATTTTATTACTCTTGAAAAGATAAAATGGATAATCCCGATGATCCCGATGATCCCGATGATCTTTTTCGTCCCGTCAATCCAACGTCCGTTCGGGTCTACAACACAAATGACGATATGTTGCAGTCCCTCCCTCCTCGTTACATCCCCCCGAGTTTTATCTACCCATCCTCCAACTCAAGTATCAAATACTCAAGTACCGAAGACTTGAGTATCGAAAACTTGAGTATCTAACACGTGAGCTTCATATTATAGCATTGGCGAAGAATTTCCAATAAAACTGCAACTTTGCCTTTCTTTATATCATTAGCATTGGCAAAGAATTTCCAATAAAACTGCAACTTCGCCTTTTTTATATTATTTGTTTATATATATATAAATTAATATAAAGTAATATTAAATATATTTTTTATAGAATGGATTTAGAAAGAACTTTTATATTATCAAAAGTAATTAATAAATTAGAAGAAATACAAAGTAAATGTAATACAAATTCATGTAATACAAAATCTTGTAATACAAATTCATGTAATACAAATTCAGAAATTTACGCTGCTCTAAAAGAAGAAATAAAAACTTTACATAAAGAAGAAAATAAAACTTTTATTAATGATGTATGTAATTTTTTAGTATTACCTGTAACAAATTCGCATGGACTAAGAGGACAATTATATAACTTGTTAATTAATAAAGAAAATATTGAAATTTATAATTTTTGTAATAAACTATTGAAATATATTTAATCTATATTTATTTTAAATGTTTCACAAAGTTCTTTTATTTCATTATTATGTTTTATTTTAAACATTTCTATTTCTTGTTCGTGTTTATCTTCTTGAATTAACATTTTAATTCTCATTACTTGAATATCATATTTGTACTTTTCTTGTAATTTTTTTAGATCTTTTTGATCTTGATCTTGATTTTGCTTTTGCATCTTAAAATTAAATTATTATTAATATTATACAATATATTAATAATAATATTTTTTCTCAATTTTTATTTAATATTTGAATATTCATCTTCAAATATCATTTTATTTATTTTATCTTGAAATATTTCCCAACCTTCAGGTAAATCTTTTCCATAAGTAGGAATTAATACATCTTGTTTATCAATAGATAAAAATGATCTACCTGTTACCATACATGTTAACATATAATTTTTATTTTTATATTCTGATTTATTTAATTCAGTATGTGCAAATGATTCTAATTTTTTAATATTATTATTTACACTAAAACAATATGTAATGTGCCATCCGGCATCTTGAAAAAAGTTATTAAAAGTTAATCTTACTTTACTATAAGATAAATTTTTTGTACCTTTATCATTAATAACAAATGGATGATACCACCAACTATTTTTTTTCCAATTAAACCCATATTGTAATAAAGTCATTTGTAAATGTATTCCTTCATCTAAATTATTGTAATAATTATGTATATCTAATACTACTTTTATTTTTGGTATTTCATCTGCATCGCAAACAAACACTATAAATGGTTGTTTAAAATTTTCAACTAACATATTTTGTATACAATTTCTATTATAAACTTCTCTAACCCATGGTTCGGATACTTCATGTAATATTTCATTTTTAACTATATTTTTAAATTCAGGATCATCTTTATTAGGAAACTGGTCTATAATTTTAATAACTAATTTATCTTTATATTTTTTAAATAAATTAATATTTTTATAAAAAAATAATTCAGGCTTTTTATTTCCTGAATGTGTGTACCATGATTCTATTAATACAATATAATCAACATGATTATATAAATATTCTAATCTAAATTCAACAATAGGTTCTCCATTATACATAAAACAATCTATTATCAAAGGTTTATCCATTATATATATATAAAATAATATTATTAAATATTTTTAAACATAAAAATATATAATAAAATAAATATATATATATATACAAGTAATTATACAAAATAATAATTTATATAAATAAAAATCATTGTAAAATAATTCATTAAAAAAACAGAATGCTTCAATTAATAATGTAAAATATGCTATTTCTTTTTGTGCTAATAATCTTATTAAACCATATGTTATAATCCAATATGAAAATAATCTTAAATGTAAATCATCAACTTCTCTATTAATCATAAAAAAATGTGGAGAATATAAAATAAAAATTCCACATATTATATCATAAATTCCTATTATTTTAATTAAATCTAACATTTATATTAATAAAAATTATAACTTTAATATAGTTTGTAAGCTAATAAAAATTGAATAATTATATTATTGATTTAACATCAATATTAATACTAGAGAAAATTATGGCACTTAAATATTTGTCACTTAAAGAGATTGAAGATGCAGTCATAGATCCAAATTTTGGAAAAAATATAGTAATTAATACAGATTATAATTCTAATCCATATTCATATTCATATCCATATGAATATACTGGTCCAAGTTCACATCCACATCCATATCTAGGTGAATGTCCAAGTCAAGATCATAATTATAATCTTAAACCACCAGTTTATTCAATTTCTAAAACTCCCGTTCGTGCAATTTCTATTCCACCGTTAGAAACTTTAACTAATACAGTTACAACATCTACATTTTTAGCTGATACTTCATATGCATATCCGTATACATATCCGTATACATATCCATATGCATATGCAGCTCATTTTGATGCAGCTCATTTTGATGCACCTCATTTTGATGCAGCTCGTTTTGATGCAGCTCGTTTTGATGCAGCTCGTTTTGATGCAGCTCGTTTTGATGCAGCTCGTTTTGATGCAGCTCGTTTTGATGCAGCTCATTTTAATAATGTTAATGCAGATATTCTTGCAGCTACAGCTATATCTGAACGTTTAAAAGCTAAATCAGATGCTTTTGAATATTTAAGTAAATTAGCTAATAAAGATGTAGCTTACTAGTCTTATGTAATACCAGTATCAAAAAACAAAAGATATAAAAAATGATTGTTAAATATATTTATAAATATGGATATTTATGTAAAAACTATTGATGGACATATTATTCATAAAATTTATTTATATTCATTAAAAGAAGAAGACATTTATATTGCTTGTAACAATTATTGCAAATTAAATCCAGATTGTTATATTAATGTAAATAATAATATAATTAATATTGTTAATTCAAAATTAATTATTAATGAAAAATTAGATCCAAATCTAGATCCAGATCCAGATCCAGATTTGGATTCAGTTCTAGATTCTATTTTTTGTAGCGATAATGACTTTTTTATATAATAACATATGTGGAAAAAAATGACATTATTTAATTGATTCAATAATTTTATCAATTTGATCTATTAAATATTTAATAGATATTTTAGAATCATTTTTTAATACTGTATCATATAAATTTTGTATTAATGTTTTAGTTTGTTCTTGAATTTGGTCTCCTATTTCAAACATATTTTTATCAGTTTTATCTTTTCCCATAAATATAATATAAATAAACATAACTATTGCATAAATATCTGTATTTTGTGCTAAATTTTTTATATAATCATTATAAAATTCATCTAACGATTTATTGTATCCTGATGGAATCATAGCATTTAATGCATCTAATGCATCTTTTCTATCTATTTCACTTATTGAATCATCTTTAATGATAATATTAGTTTCATAGAATGATTTTAAAAATTCTTTATCATATGCCTCTTTTTGTCCTTTTGTTTTATCATTTTTATCTTTTTCTAATTTAAAAAATGGTGCTAATAATAATGAATAATTTGGTTTTGCAGATTTAATTTTTGTATTTAAATTTGCTGAAAATACAGCAACTTTATTATTATCTGTATATGTATGCATTTTACTATAATCAGAAAAATATACTTTACTTGTATCTAAATACATATTTTCCATTTTAATGTTGCCTAAAATTATTCCCTTTTCATATAATGGTTTAATAATTTTTTCAATACCTTCTTTTAAACTTTTTAATATATCTTTAATATTATCTTTATTAATATCTTCTTTTTTTTCTAATTGACTAAATAATTTTCCTGATTTTTTACTAATTATATAATTATATGTTATTTTAGCATCTAAACAATTTTTATATTCAGAAATTTTAATATCAGATTGATTTATTGATTTATTTTCATATACAACTTTAAATGTACATTTATCATCTTTATCTAAATTTTTAATTTTCATATAATTATCATATTCATCATAAGTCATTATTTGACCTATATATTCATTAGTTAGTAATTTATTTGGTACAGATAAAATTTGTATTGGTGGGGAAAATGTATAAATTTTTTGTTCACAATTAGTATGATCTATTCCAATATATTTTAATAAACCTCGAAACATTCCACCTTTCAATTCATTTTTTAATTTTAAATATTTATATTTGTATTTATTAGCTTTTTGTTCATAAAAATCATTCATATATATATATAATATATATATATATATATTTTATTTTTTTAGCTAAATATATATATATATGAATGAATTAGAAGAATATTTATTAAATAATAATACAATTAATGAAGAAAATTATTATAGTAAAAAATTTAATTTATTACTAAATAACATATATATATTATTTTGCACTTGTTACTTTTGTAACAGTTGTAACTATCGTAACTATTGTTATAGTTGTAACAGTTATAACAGTTGCGATAAATGTAACAATTGTAACTATTATAACATTATGGATTCTATTAAATAAAGCATCGATATATTATATTATATTAATTATAATTCAATTTTGATAAAAGTTCTATCTGTAATATATTTTTCTAAATATTTTATGGATCTATTAACACGATCTTGTCCAAGTATTTCTTTGCCTGATTTCATAATAATTTCTTTTTGAGTTTTAGCTGACAATTCAATATTTAATTTACTAATTTCTTTCCATAATTTTATTTTTTGTACTATATTGTCATCTTTCCTTTTTTCAAATTTTTTAATAATTCTAATCATAGTATTATAATTACAATTTATAAATGTATTATGTGCTAATTTCTCATTAAAGAATGCCATATCAAACATTTTTTGAATGATTATGTTGTTATCTTTGATGTTATGTAAATATTCATAATAGTTTTTAATAATATTATATTCCATGACACATTCAATACTAGAATCATATCCTGGAATGTAATGTAAAAAGTCATAATCTTCGGTAGACCATGAAGTTCTTAAAGTAGTATTGAAATAAAACATCTTTTTTTCTATTTCACCGTAATTAATAGCATCCAATTCATATTTTCCATTTACCTTTTCAACCATTAATCTTAATTCAACTGAATTAATATTAGCAAATAATTGTATATAAACATCACCTTTTAAATATAATAATGTTTTATCATCAGCTTTTAAATCTGGATTTTTAATATATTTAGGATTAATTTGTAAATCATTTATTGTATTTGTTTTGTATTCTTTTGCGTTTTTATCATCATATGGTAGTTTGTATTTTAAAAGCATATAATCAGCTCCAATATCAGTACCCCATTTTGCTTGACTTATCATGTCTTTCATTATTGCTTCTTCTTCGACTGATAACCTAATGTCACAAATAAATAATATTTTTCTATTTTCAGCATTTTGTTTTGCATGTTTGATTGTTTCATCAGTAAAAAACTGATTAAATATTTTTACTTTTTGTTTTTGCGGGTGCATACCTGCTTCTTTAGAAAATCGTGCTGGATCATATAATAACCAAATTAATTCAGGAAATAAGTTATATAATATTGGAAAATGAAATCCATGTGCTGCACCAACATAAACAACAGCATAATCTTTAAGAGATTTTGTATTTAACTTTTGACATACTTTAGTTAAGAATTGTATTTCAGAAAGTACTAATTTCTTTTGACCCCAATGACATCTTGATTGAAAATCCCGTGCATCACCTATATATTGTGCTTGAAAAGTTAAATCATTTGTTGTCTCTGGTATATTATTTTTAATATTTGCAAACCAATTAGTACTATTATTATGATATGATAATCTTTTTACTTTATTATTAATATTTAATTTTATTATATTTAATATTTCTTTTTTATAAAATATATCTTGCTTAATATTTAGTGTTAAACTTTTACATAAATTTTTATTAATATCATTATAATCTATTTTAATATTCAAAAAATTATCTATATTTTTTAAATACTCTAATAATATATTATCATCTATAAATTTATTAAAATTATTAAATATAAAGAAATTCTGAATAAAATTTATTTTAGAAAATTTTTTAAATACTCTTTTTAAAATATAATCTGGATAAATATTATGAAATAAAAATGAATTATATATAAAATTTAAAATATAAATAAAATGTAAATCATTATAAATATTACTACTAAAAAAAGAAATATAATAACTATTATTATTTAAATATTTATTTGCAAGTAATAATCCTATTATATGTATATTAATATTATGATTATAATAATAAATCACACCTTGATCTATAACAAGATTTTCAAATTTAATATCTTTATAATATTGATTACAAATATTATTAATTGTTATATAACTATTATAATTTATATATTTTCCTATAAAATATATATCAATATTTGATTTATATTTTTCTTTTAATAATATTTCACTTTTTATTTCAGAATTTCCATAGAGGAATAAAACAACTTTTATATCTATTAAATTTATTAAATATAATTCAGCAAAATTAATATTAGGTGCAATAATTAAAAAATATTTATTGTCAATATAATTTAATAAATATGATAATTTATGAGTAATTAAACTTATAAAATTAAGTGTATGATTGTATTTTTTATCCATAAAAAGTTCATTTTTTTTATTAATTGTATTATTATTATTTCTAAAATTCATAAAATTATTAAATATATCATTATTAGGTAATTTAATATTATTAATAATGTTAGGATGGCTATTGTAATAATTAAATAATTTTAAAATAACTTTATCACTTTTTTTTTTTATTTCTATTAATCTTTCCATTATATTATTAATTAAGAAGAAAAAAATTAATCTGGTTTTTTTATTTTTATTAGATTATAAAATTTTTCAATTTCATTTTCATCACTATTAAAAACATTAAATTTTGCAGCAATTGTTCTTCTCATATCTTCAAAATAAAATCTATCTAGATCATTTTCATATATACAAGCATTATTTTTTAATGCATTTTTTTGATCATTGTCTAAATTTCCTAATTTTATTACAAATTGTTCTCTTAATTTTTCATCAAGTGATTTTTCATAATCAAAATAACATTCATATAAACAATATTCATTATTTAATAAAATATATTTTTTTTTATCATTATCAACTTCTAATTCTAAATTATTTATGTTCGATAATTCATTACTTTTTTTTTTATCCATTTCTTTTTTTAAATTTTCAATATTATGTTTTGAAATTAATATATCTATTTTATCATCTTCAATATATATTTTTTTTTCTTTTAAATATTGTTCTGTTTCATATGTAAACCAATTATTTGTACAATTAAAAAATTGTTTTTTATTAGTAAAATATTCTCCTTGTAAATTACATTCTTTTTCTTGATCTTTATCTGATTCTTTTTTTTGATCTTTATCTGTTTTTTTTAATATAATATAAAAAAATATTTTATTATTATAATATGAACATAATAATTGTAATATTTCATGATATAATATTTTTTTTAATTCAACTACCCCACCACTTTCTATTTTATTATTTCTAAAATTTACAATAGGATATTTAAAAACAGGTGCTAAAGTTTTATATGGTATATATTTAAATATAAAAAATACATAATATTGTTCTCTACTTTTATGAGGTCTACTATGAGACATATCATTTTCTTTAATTTCTTTATTAGTATAATTATTTTTAAATTTTAATATCCAAAAGCCTAAATATTTATATTCCTCATTAAAATATATTTTAAAAATATAATTAAATAAAGTTGTTATATTTCTTTTTAATTCTAAAATATCTGTATTTAATAATTTTAATAATTTTAATAATAATTTTAATAATATATCTAAATCACTATATTTTTTATGAATTAACATATTTATTAATTTATTAATATTATTTAGATTTTCAATATTAATTTTATCAATTTCATTAATTTTATTAATTTCTAATTTTACATTATATTCATTAGAAATATCTATTGATCTTACATCTATTTTTTTATTATCTTTTACTAATAATAATAATTTATTTAAGACTTCTTTATCAAAAATCGGTTTTAATTTTTTATCAATAAATTTTAAAAATGTTCTTTCATAAATATTATCATAAAATAATGTTCTTGGGTCCATATCTAAAATAATTCTAATTGGAAATATCATATCATGATGTGTTGCAATACAATTAATAGTTGCTTTATTAATCATCATATTATATCCCGAATAACCTAAATTAGCACTATTATAAATATAAGAATCTTTTGATATTTTAGGATTAAATTTTAATTTATTTGCTAAAGTCCCATCACTAAGTAAATATTGTCTTTTGTCTTTTTCAATTAATTCATCTTGTAATAATACTTTAGAATCATCTGGTGGTATATAATTATCTGGTGGTTTATAAATAGTAGGATGTTCATATAAATTTTTACAACTTCTGTCTTTTTGAAGATTTAATTCATCTTTTCTAAATTTATTTTTTTTATCTATATTTTCATTAATTTGTTTATTATCATCATTTTCATTTTCATCAAGTTTTTTAATTATATAACTTTTAGAATTTAATATTTTTTTTGATGCTAATGTAAAATTATTTACATATTCTTCTGATAAATAATCACTTAAACCTCTATGTCTGCCTTTTTTATATTTATTTAATGATAACCATTCAGTTTCTCCTTCTCTTGCTTTTCTTATACTTTCTTCTTTTCTTTTCTTTTTCTTTTATTTGCTTAATAAGTTCTTTTTCTCTTTCTCTTTCTCTTTCTATTTCTTCTAATCTTTCTCTTTCTTGTACTTCTTTTATTATATTATTTAAATATTCTTCTATTTTTTTTTCATTTTCTATTAGTTTTGTTTCTTCTTCTTCTAATCTTTCTCTTTCTCTTTCTTCTCTTTCTCTTTGTTCTTGTACTTCTTGTGTTCGTGCTTGTATTCGTGCTTGTGCTCGTGCTCGTGTTCGTGCATCTAGTCCTTGTAAAAAAAATGTTTTTTCTTCTTCTCTATCTATTTTAAATTCTTCATTTTTATTTCTATTTATTTCATCAGTAAAATAACTTGTATCTATTAAATTTTGTATTTCACTTATTTCTTTATCTGTTATTTCTTCTTTTTTATATGGTATAAACTTAAATGATTCTATATCTTTATAATATTCTCCCTCTTTATAATATTCTCCCTCTTTACAATATTCTAATAAATGTTTAATAATAATATTATCTTCTATAAAATTAACATCTTGATCATCATATATAGGTAATTCATGTATATAATTAATTTCAATATTAGATAATTTAGGATTTTTATTATTTTTAACAAAATTTATATGTCTTTCTCTTTTATTTAATACATTAACAAATTTTATATGTTCTCCTCTTTTATTTAATACAATTTTAATAATATGTCCATGTAAACCATATAATCCAAATGGTTTATAATAATTATTATTATATATACTTCTATTATTTATATATCCACCGTTTTGATTTTTTAATTTTAAATATTTATATTTGTATTTTTTAGCTTTATGTTCATAAATATCATTCATTTAATATATATATATATATATATTAAATAAATTATTAATAATATCTAATTCTATTAGTAGTATTTTTATCAGTATTTAATTTATTTAAATAATTATCAGAAAGAAAGTCTTTATTAATAGGTAAATAACTTATAAGACCTTTATTATATAAATATTCATATGGTCTCAATATAAAATAATTAATATTCCAAGGATTTTCTTTAATGTCTTCAATTCCAAAATTTAAGAAATATCTATGTATACATTCATTAAGTTCATTAATTAAATAAAAATAATTTTCATGAATAAAAAGATAAAAATCTAATATATATAAACATTTATTTATATTTTTATTCAAAATTTTATTCAAGTATGTTTTTTCTTTAAAAAATAAAATTTCTTCAGACTTTACAAGACTTAATTCATCAATTCTATAATAGGGTAGTAATATTCGAATACCAATAATATTATAATATTTTTGGGTATATTTTTTATTTTGTCTAATACTATAAATATAATTTATTAATTCTTCAGGATAAAATTGAAAATAACCAGAATGTAAATTCATACTATGTATTTCTGGATTATTAAAATCAGTATCATTTTTATTATAATCCATATTATCTAAATTTTTTACAGTAATCTTTTCATATGATAAATAATTATCATGTATAATCACTTCATCAATATTAAAAGCTTTAGATAAATATGAAATAAATATAATTAATTCTTCATGATCAAAATAATTTTCTGAACCAAGAGATTTAAAAATATAATTAACACTGATAATATCTTTAATTTCAATAAATAATTGAATTATAGCAGAATTATCATCTTGAATAATAATATAAAATTCATCTTCAGTTTTTGTATTATCTTTTTGTAAAAAAAAATATTTATTATAAACAATACTTGTATCTAATTTATAAAATTGAAATAAATAATTAGTTTTTCCAATATTTGAATTGAAATAATATTTATTATTTATTTTACAAATACATTCTTCCATAAAATATAAACCTTTTTGTTTAAAATTTATACCTTCTAATTTTAATTTTAAAAAATTTATATAAGGAATTGTTTGATCTGGTAATAAATAAGAATCAAAAGAAATTAATTCACTACTTGGTTTAATATATTCAAATTCATATTTTTTATTTATTTTTTTAGCAGCTAAATTATTTGTATGATAATATTCAAAATCATTATCAATACCTATTAATTTTAATTTTCCAGGTGCTAATAAAATTTCTTGTTCTTGAGGGAATAAAGAATATGATTCAACACATAATCCAATTCCTTCTACATTAGGAGGAATTTTAATTTTTATTAAAACATATCCAAATACATTATTTTTTGAATCATAAAAAGGATTTCTAGTAGTACTAATAAAACTAGATTCATAATATATGTCTCCAATATTTAAATTTATTAAAAAATCATCATTATCTATAAATCTATACATATAATATTCTTTTTCAAATTTAGGGGCTTTTCTAATAATACTCCAAAAATTATTTAATTCTTTTTCAAGTGTTATATCTTTTGTACTTATATTTCTTAAATAACTATTTAAATAAAAAGATCCTAATAATGTATATAATTGAATAAAATTCTTAGCACCATAATTTTCTTTAATATATATAAAATGTAACATTAAAGTATTTGAATCAATATCATTTTTACTAACTATATCGCAAATATAATTATCATCATTATCATTATCATTATTATCAATATTTAATTTCATATTTAATGATAATTTTTTTAATTCTGTTTTTGTAAAATATGGTTTAATATTTGGATTTATATTTTTAAAAAATGGCAAGTATGAAGGTCTAAAACAAGTTGTAATATCTTTTGTTTGTGGATTATTTTCATAATATATTTTATAGAATGTTTCTTTTAAAGTTGGTAAATCAAAACAATTTAAAAATTTAATATTTTTATTTAATGTTTCTAAAAAATCATTAATAAATTTATTTTTTGTTTTCTTTTTTGTATAATCATTAATAGTATTTTTTATATATTTAACAATAAATTGATCAGGTAATCTATAATTATATTCCATAATTCTAAAAAATATATTTTCAGGATTTATAATATATAAATTTTTTGTATAAATATCAAATAAAGGAATATATTTTGTTATTTTAGCTATTTTTACTTTTACTTCTTTTAAATATTCTTTTGGATTTTTTACATATTTTTTTAATTCTTCTTCATTTGGTAATACTGCTAAATTTAAATATAATTCATCTAAAACATTATCTTCTTTAATATTTTTAATTTCTCCGTTTATATATTTTAAATAATATTGCATTTAATAATATTTAAAATATCTGAGAATTTATTTATTAATTTATTTATTTATTTTTTTTCAAATATAAATATAATTCAAATAGAGAATCTTTTATATAGGAAATTATTATATAAAACTTTTCGAGAAGTTCTGGATTATTTATATTACTTTTATCTTTTAGAGTGTTAATAATTACATCGCTATTTGTTACAGAAAAATTTTTATTTATTAAATAATCTAATATTGGTTTTATATTTTTATAAATAAATTCTACATATGTGTTAACTAATGATATATCACGTACTATAATTAATTCATATAATTTTTCTATTTCTTTATTACTATAAAAACATAGTACTGAAAATTTTGGTTCTTGATTAAAAGATATTGAAGCTGTATTATTAATCATAGTTGTTTTAAATTCATAAGATTTAGCATCATATTTATAATATTGTAATAATTGATCATAATATAAATAAAATAGAAAATCAGATTTTATATTTTCATTTTCTATATAATTTTTCGCAGAATCTAAATTTAAAAAAACTATTCTTTTATTATTATCTTTATTAATTAAAAAAGAATCATCTCCTATTATTAAACTCATTATATAATAATATAATAGAAAAAAAATAAATTATTTTTTTATAAACTATATAAAAAATATTTACTTATATTAAATATAAAAATATTTTAAATTTACTAAAAAACGTTTAGGTAAATTGATTTTTATAAAAGTAAAAAAAACTATATAAAAAGTCTTTACTTATATTAACTTATATGGAGACAATAAATAAAAATAATAAATATGTATCCGATTTTAATTATTTTATTAATAATTACAAAGTTGTTAAAAAGTTAGGTGAGAAGAATATTATAACACATACTTCTATAATAGGAGGTTCTTATAATATTCCAGAAAATAAAAAAAATGATTTTTTTAGATTATATAAGAAAGCAATTAAATCAGGTGCTGTATTACATATAACAGAACAACATATAACTCAATCACCTATTATAGTAGATATTGATATTAAATATAAAGTATTAAAAGATACACCCAAAAAAAGATTATATACAGATGATCATACAACTAAAATTATAGAAATTTATAATAAATATATTATAGAATATTTAAATATTAATAATGATGAACAATTAAATGCTTATGTTATGGAAAAAGAAAAACCTACACTAGTAACAGAAGAAGGTGAATATAATATATATAAAGATGGAATACATATAATTTATCCTAATTTATGTACAAATCCAAAATTACAGCATATATTGAGAGCAAGTATTCTTTCTAATTTAACAGATAATAATATATTTTCTGACATAAATCCAATAAATAGTCTTGATGATATATTAGATAAAGCAGTTATTGAAAAGGCAGGATGGTTATTATATGGTTCATGTAAACCAAATTATAAACCATATGTTGTAACAAAAGTATATAATAAAGATTTAGAAGTTATTGATTTTGATGATGATGATTTAATCCAAGAATTAAGTATTCAGAGATATAATAGTGATGAAATAACAAATTTGAATAATAATTGGGATAATAATAAAATTGATGACTTATATAATAAAATTTATGGAAAAAATATTAAAAAAGGTATTAAAGGGACAGAATATGATATAAAAATAGCTAATGATTTAGTATCATTATTATCTTTTAAAAGAGCCGATGATTATAATACTTGGATTGAATTAGGTTTTTGTTTACATAATATAGACGAATCGCTTTTAGATTTATGGATTGAATTTAGTAAAAAAAATCATAAATATAAAGATGGAGAATGTGAAAAACACTGGAATAATTTTAATAATGATGGATTAACTATTAAATCTCTTCATAGATGGGCAAAAATAGATAGTCCAGAACAATATAATGAATTTATGATTAGGGAATTAAACGATGTATTAAAAAAAAGTACATCTGGAACTAGTTATGATGTTGCTAAAGCATTTTTTGAAATGTATAAATATCAATTTGTCGTATCATCAATATCTCATAAATCATGGTATTATTTTGATAATACTAAATGGTGTTCAATGGACGGAGCATATAGAATTATTAATGAATTAAATGAAAATATGGTAAATCAATATTTAATGATGGCAATGAGATATTCAAATTTAGTAGTAAATGCTGATGGAGATAATAAAGAAAAATATTTAAAAATACAATCTGAATGTCTTAAAGTATCTTTAAAAATAAGATCTGCTAGTTTTAAAGAGTCTGTTATTAAAGAATTATTATCATTATACTATGATCCAACATTTATTAATAAATTAGATGAAGGAAGAAGTTTGATATGTTTTAATAATGGTGTATTAGATATATCTACAATGACATTTAGAGAAGGAAGACCTGAAGATTACATAAGTTTATGTACTAATATATCATATGAACCATATGATAAATCTAATAAATTAATACAAGATGTAGAAAATTTTATGGTTGAAATACAACCACAAGCAGATATAAGAGAATATATTATTAGATTTATGAGTTCATGTATAGCTGGACAATCTCCAGATGAAAAAATTCATATTTGGACTGGTTCAGGAGGTAATGGTAAATCTGTTCTTGTTACATTAATGCAATCTTGTTTAGGTGATTATGCAACAACTTTATCAATTGCACTTCTTACACAAAAAAGAGCAGCTTCTAATGCTGCTACTCCAGAACTTGCTGATACTAAAGGAAAACGCTTTGCAGTTTTTCAAGAACCTGATAATAATGACCATATTCATGTAGGTCATATGAAAGAATTAACAGGTAATGATAAAATTAAAGCAAGAAAATTATTTAAAGAACCTATTGAATTTATTCCGCAATTCAAACCTGTTTTAACATGTAATAAATTACCTACCATACCTTCATCAGATGGTGGGACATGGCGAAGAATTCGTGTTACACCTTTTGAAATGAAATTTGTTGAAAATCCTGTTGAAGATTATGAAAGAAAAATAAATAAAAATTTAAAAGAAATATTACCATTATGGAAAGAAGCATTTATGAGCATTCTTGTTGAAGGATATAAAAGATATAAGAAAGAAGGATTAATAGAACCGGAAACAGTATTAGAATACACTAAACAATATGAAAAACAAAGTGATTCATTATATGAATTTATATTTGGTATGATAGGAAAAGCTGATCCAGAAGAATCATTTAATTTAAGTGAATTATATCGTGATTTTACTTCTTGGTATAAATTAAATCACAGTGATAAATGTACATATAGTAAAAATGATATTAAATACGAAATAGAAGAAAAAATAAAGAAGAAATTTTCAAAAGATATTATGAAAGGATATAAATTAATTTCATCTGTATCAGGTGATGGTAGTTTGATTAAAAGAAATTCAAGTGATCTTGATTGTGATTATGAATAATTTGTTTAATTTTTTTATTATTTATAAATATTTATATTAATATATAAATATTTATATTTTTAATTTGATGATACAATAGTAGTAATATTTGCTGATGGTAGTACTTTATTATCTAAAGTATCATAATATACAGAACATACATTATTTTTATCGCAGAAAATAATAGAGCCACCAAAATAAATATATTTTTCTTCTTTTTCTTTACCGTTTGTCTGAGTATTGTATAATTTCATAATTATTTGAAACATATTTGTGATCATATTTTATATATGATTTTTATTTTTATATAATTTATTTTTTAATATTATATTAAGATGACTGATATTTATAAACAAAAAGCTAGAAAATACAAAAATAAATATCTTAAATTAAAACAAGAATATATTGCTAAAGGTGGTGTTGTTTTTAAAAGAATTAGTGGTTGTACTATAATACCTCCTCCTAAATTCAGTGATGAAACGCTTGCCAAATTACAAATATCAAGAAATTATCCACTTACTTCAACAAGTTATTCTAAAAGTCAAATTAATTCTTTTTGTAATCCTAATAATTTTGGAAGATTATTAAGTTACAATGATTATCAAAAAGAATTAGGAAATTTTAAAAGTTTAAATCCAGCTCCTAATTTTTTTTTCGATCCTGTGATGGAAGAATATGTAAAAATAAAATACGCATGTTTAATTGAAAAAGAAAAAAGTTTTAAATCAACATTATATAATAGTCTTAATCAATTATTTCCAGAATGCTCGCTAATTGGATCAGCAATTATACCATCAATTAAATCAGTTGATAGTTATGGATATATAATAAGTAGTATAAGCAAATCATTAAATCAATTATATATAAAAAGTCAATTTAGTAATAAAATTCTTCCAAATAGTTTTAAAATAAGACATGCTATTATTTTACTTGAACAATTAATAGGCGCTATAGAATACTTTTTTATACCATTAAATAGAAGTGGATATATTCTCGAAGACTGGAATGTGAATATAAACTGGAGAGATAAAAATCTCTGGTATAATTATGATATTGACTATTATGAAAATATATACTGGGATGAAAAACATCATAAAATATATTTTAATATCTTAAAAATAAAGAGAGTTTATCCTACAGATTTTAAAATATATAATGATGTTAAAGGTATAATTTATTATATTTATAAATTTTATACATTAATTTTACAAAAAATTATTCCATTTAACAAACTATTTGAGACACTATTAAATTATTTAATTAATAATAAAAATGTTACAAGTGAAGAATTAATAATAGAAATAAAAAAAATTATATCATCAATGAAAATTTGGTTATCTAATAAAGAAAATGCAGATATGAATTTTGCTTTTCAACAGGTACAACTACTAAATCCACAAAATCCATGAAATCCATGAAAGTTACAAAAGTTACAAAAGTTATATGAATTACCAGATTCAGATCATAATTATAAAAAATAATATTAATATTATAAATAATATTAATATATATATATAATATAAATATAAAATTATGTTTCCTTATCCTATGAATAATCAACTTTCTATGCATAATTCTCCTATGCAGCCTACGTATAATCAGCCTATACAGTCTATGAATCAGGGATTTCATATGCATCAGCCTATACAGTCTATGAATCAGGGATTTCATATGCATCCGTTACCTATGATTACGCAACGGCCACCACCACCAACTATATATGCACATGCTCCTGCACATCCTCCACCTACATTGTTACCAATTTCACATTCAAATTCAAATTCACATTCAAATTCACATTCAAATTCAAATTCACATGATGCAGTACAATTAGCAAGAATGCAAGGAGTAGAAGATGGTAAAAAAGCAGCTAAGGAAAAAAAGTGGAAAAAAGCATATGATGAACAAAAAGCTGCCAAGAGACAAGGACAAAATTTTGATCCATTATACGATTCCCATCACGATTACGAACAACATCATACCCCAAACCATCAACAAGCAAACGCACCAACGCTAATAGCATCAGCCACAGCAAGTACAGGTACAAGTACAGAAACAGAAAAAGGGAAAAATAAGCATAAAGGTATTTTTATTTGTAAAAAAACTTCGTTGGTAACACTAAAAAATAAATGGAAAAGAGGTTTAATATATCTTTTAATATTTATATGCATGGTAGCACATATGGCAATATTAAGACAATCACTAGATAAAATAAATCTATCGCAAAATCAAGAAGATATTAAAAATAAAATTATAGGGGTATTTATAGTAGCAATAATAATATGTATTGCAATGTTAGGTGTTTTTTATTATTGTATTCGATATATTACTTTGTCTTTCTTAATTTTAACATTAGGATTATTAGCAACTGCTATTACTAATATAATATTTTTAATTCAATTAGAGTATAATTAGTGAACTTATAAATTATATAATATTTATAAATTTTTTTATTAAATATATTATATATATATATATTATGGAACATTTAAATACTATTATACAAAATATAGATAATGTACCTTGTGATAACTCAAATGCATATCATAAATATCAAGATGATTTAATATATCATCTAAATAATGTTCCAGGTTTTGATATGCGTCATATTAATAATATATTGTTAAATCAAAATGATAAATATAAAAATAGATGCTATCTTGGTAGGGATATCATATTTATTCAACCACAACCACAACCACAACCACATACACAACAACCACATACACAACCACATACACAACCACATACACAACCACATACACAACCACATACACAACCACATACACAACCACATACACAACCACATACACAACAACCACATACACAACCACATACACAACCACAACCACAACCACAAACACCAGAAATAGAATTAGCACAAGTACATATACCGGGTGGTGGTTGGTGTTGGATGGAATTTACGTCTTCAACACTTTTAAAATTTATTTTAATATCTACATTTATTATATGTATAATAATAAATGCAATGACTATTTGGTATATAGGACAACAAACAGAAGAAAAAAAAGAAGAAAAAAAAGAAATTTTTTTAGGTATGAATATTTGTGGATATTTGGGAATAATTTTAGTGTTTATTACAATACTATCATTTTTTTGGTGTTTTCATAAACATAAATATAGTTATATAACAGTTTTTTTCTATTGTTCAGTAGTATTATTTAATATTATAAATCTTATTCTTTTATTATCTTATTTATAATATTTTTAATATTAAATATATTATATTATGTATCCAAATACTTTAGGACATCAAAAACGATTACATCCATCACATCCATCACATCCATCACAATTTCCACCACAAAGATCATTACAAATTTCACAATTACCACCACAAATACCATTAACACATAATTCATTACCACCAATACTACTACCACCACCACATTTTTCACAATTTCAACCACCAATACAAAGTCCACCACCACATTTTTCACAATATTCACAACCACAACCACTAAAATTAGCACCTGTACCAACACCTGTATTAGCACCAACACCTGTATTAGCACCAACACCAGCACCAGCACCAGCACCAATACAAGAACTAGCACCTGCACCAGCACCAATACAAGAACTAGCACTTGCACCTGCACCAGTATCAGAAACAGACAATCAATGGTGTAATTATAATGTAACAAATATATCATGGTTTTTAACAGGTATCTTAATAGTGTTATCATTCATATGTTTAGTAATCAATATATGTAGTATATGGTATATGAATGCAATATCAGAAGAAAAAAAAAAAGAAGAAAATGATTTTATTATTCGTATGAATAAAGGTAGTGCTAGTGCTGGAATAAGTTTATTTTTAATAATAATATTTTTATTATCATGGTGTCAAAAATTTAATTTTTATATAAGATTTTTCTTATTATGGCAATTTATTAATGGTTTATTTAATTTTATTCTTCTTTTAATTATAGTATTTTAAAAATATATTATAATATAATATTATAATATTATATTATATTATGTATCAAGAAAAAATAGAACCAACAAATACAGAAGCCAATTCACTACAAAATCTACTATCAAGACCAGTATCAGCACCAACAGAACAACTAGCACCAGTATCAGCACCAGCACCAGTATCAGCATCAGTAAAACAACTAGCATCAGAAATAAAACCAACAGAAACAGAACTAAGAACAATAGCAACAATAACAATAAAAAGTAGAAGTTATTGTGAGTTTTATTTTAAAAATTTTGTAAGAATAGTAGCTATGATATATATAGTAATATATATAATGTTCTGTTATAATTGTAGTAAATTATCAGAAAAGAAACAAAAAGAAAAATATACTACAATTGTACTTACATATATTTTTTCAGCTATTGGAATATTGCTATCAATTATTTTAATAGGTATAATTTATAATTGTAATTCTCAAAATAATGGATGGATGGACTTGATATGTATATCAAATATAATATGTTTAATTATAACTTCTACTACGTATTTAATTTCAGAAACATAAATTTTATTTGCAAATAGTTTTAAAATTGTATAAATAAAGATTTATCTTGTTAAAAAAAAAAAATTACAAATTTATAATATATATTATATATTATATATTTGATATAAATGAATTATGATAATGTAATTGTATGCAATCCACAACATTACGAATTATTACAAAATCAAATAATGAATGATATGATTTTGTAATAATATTCCATCTTATGATATAACAAATGAATTAAGAAGAATACATTTATTATATTTAAAAAAATGTTTTTCCAATTACAATCAGTATCCCGATTCCAATTTTTTATTTGAAAAAGCACAACCACAACCACAACCACAACCACAACCACAACCACAACCACAACCACAACCACAACCACAATCACAACCACAATCACTACTACAATCTACATCATCAGTACCAATGCTAATAGCACCAACACAAACAGTGGCATAAATATCTGAACCACCTTGTGGAAACAGTTTTTTAATGGTAAAAATTTCTGAAAAAACATTTAAACAAAATGTTTTTTTATTAATGTGTATAAGTGTATGTTTAATAATACATGGAATTAGTATATGGCAGTATAAACTAAAAATAGAAGAAGGTGATTTATCAAAACATGAAAGAAGTATTACAGATGGAATGATAACAGTTTCAATATTGGGGATATTTTTAATTCTTGGAATAATTTTTTCAATGATAATGTGTAATAAAATGGTATCTAGAACTGTAGAAATTATATTTATATTTTTATTAATAGTTACTTTTATTAATTTAATTTGTATTTTTATTATAGTTTCATAATAATATATAATATATATTATATTAAATGTTTTATCATCAAATATATCCATATCCACATCCACATCAAATTTTACAAGCACAACCACAAGCACATCCACATCAAATTTTACAAGCACATCCACATCCAGCACATTCACATCCAGCACATTCACATCAACCACATCAAGATCCACATAATGATCCTGATCCACCTAAAAAAGAAAAATATGTATCTGATGAAGAAAAAGCATCTTTAAAAAGACAACCACTTATAATATTATTGTTTTATTTATTATTTATACCATGTATATCAGCTACTATATGGCATGGTAATAATTTATTAAAGGAAAATGATTTAAAATATAAAGAAAAAGGACAAAAAATTATAATTGTTGGATCAATCGGATTATTTTTATTATTAGTTGAAATAATAGTTATGATTATGAAACCTAAATATCAAATGCTAATATTTGGTTGTATATGTTTGATAATCATAACTATTATTTCAATAGTAGTAATTCCAGCATACTAAAATTATTTTATAAGATTGAAAAATAATATATTATTTTTTTTGTTTATTATGTACATTTATTAGTACTTTAGTAACGCAGTAACGCAGTAATGCAGTTTCGCAGTATAATAATACATGGAATTAGTATATGGTAGTATAAACTAAAACAAGAAAGTGATTTATCAAAAGATAAAAAAATATTACAGATGCAATGATAACAGTTTTAATATTATATATTTTTTTAAATATATAATAATATATCATCATATATTATCATATATCAAATGTATGATTGTAATAATGTTAATTCACTAGTACAACAAGAAATGCACAAACTTATACGAGAAGGACATAAAGGTAAAGACCTTGAAGATTTATTAAAAATTTTTTACAATAAACATAGTTGTAAGCAACCACATTCACATTCACAAGCACATTCACATCAATCACATTCACATCAACCACATTCACATCAAGCACATCAATCACATTCACAACACCCAGATCCACAACACCCAGATCCACAACACCCAGATCCACATAAAGATCCACCTAAAGTTACAGAACCAGTGATAGAAAATTCAAATGATATAGATAAACCGGTTAGGTTAGTGATGATGAATATTATTTTTTGGTTATTTCTCCGTTACAAAAAACTTGATATTTCTTTATAATCAAAGAAATATTCAATTATCCAATAATTCTCTATTACAATAACATACTACAAAAATATATTACTGGTAAATCACTATTGAAGATAATACAAGTTTATAGAGACGTGTAACTCGCCTTATTTA